GATTGGGCGCATAAAAAGATACCTGTGGAGTGGTTTGATGAATGATGATGGTTTTACTTTTGAACCGGAAGACGATCTCATAGATGATGAGATGCGAGATAGAATAGAAGAAGAGACATTCTTTTTATCTCCAGATAGACTGTACATTGTTTTTGATCCTCAAGGATTTGACAAAGTGAATGTCAGGGCGTATGATACGTCCAGCGCAAAGGATGTATCTGCCGCGCATATTCTGCAGCAGGGTATGCTTAGTCTTCTGGAGACGGACTATGATTACCTTATGCAGCTAGGGCATGAGGCTACGATGGAACAAATAGTCGAGAAGACAAAAGAAAGTTCAAACAAGTTAATCGTTGAAGATGTGTATGATAATGTTATCAAAGTAAAGTTTAGCGAGGATAACTAATGCCTAACGAAACCAAGTATGCACGGGAATTAAAGGCGGCGGTAAACAGACCTAGCCACTATACACAGAATGGCACAGAAACCATTGAGATGATTAGGCAATCTCTAACTGATGAAGAGTTTAGCGGGTATTTAAAGGGCAACATACTAAAGTATGTGTGCAGGTATAAGTATAAAGGTATGCCACTAAAAGATTTGATGAAGTCACAGTGGTATCTAGAAAGATTAGTCAGGGAGCAAAGAGAGAATGACAAGTAATTATTTTCCAACGGACTATCAGGAGTTTATTCACCTGTCACGCTATGCACGTTGGTTAGGAGACAGGCGTGAGAACTGGTCAGAGACTGTTGAGCGGTACTTTGACTTCATGCAATACATTATGAAAGACAGGTACGACCATACAATACCTAACAGAAAAGAACTTGAAGAGGCTGTTCTTAACCTTCAGGTGATGCCTTCTATGAGGGCTTTAATGACGGCAGGGCTAGCCCTAGAACGTGATAACACATCCGGCTACAACTGTTCATACATTCCTGTAGACTCACCTCGTGCATTTGATGAGATACTGTATGTTCTCATGTGCGGCACTGGTGTAGGGTTCTCTGCAGAGAGGCAGTACACAGAAAGTCTGCCTGTTGTAAATGAACACTTTGAAGAGACTGAAACAACCATCATTGTACAGGATAGTAAGGCAGGATGGGCTAGGGGCCTCCGTGAGTTGATTGCGTGTCTTTACGCTGGTCAAGTACCCAAATGGGACTTATCGCGTCTACGCCCCGCTGGAGCGCGTTTAAAGACGTTTGGGGGTAGATCGTCTGGCCCAGCGCCTCTTGATGATCTTCTTAACTTTACGGTATCTTTGTTTAAAGAAGCAGCAGGTAGGCAGCTATCTGCGCTAGAATGTCACGACCTTGTGTGCAAGATAGCCAGTGTAATCGTTGTAGGCGGAGTACGCAGGTCCGCTCTCATATCCTTGTCTGATCTTAATTCAAACAGGATGCGAGTAGCCAAGTCTGGTGAGTGGTTTAGAGACTATCCGTACCGTGGGTTGGCTAACAACTCTGCAGTGTACAGAGAACGGCCAGACATGAATACGTTTTTGAAGGAGTGGTACTCATTGTATGAGTCCAAGTCTGGAGAGAGAGGCATATTTAATCGTGAATCTGCACAAAATAAAGTGGCTAGTATTGGTCGTCGTGATCCTGATCATGTGTTTGGAACTAACCCTTGCTCTGAAATCATTCTACGTCCCTACCAGTTCTGCAACCTCACAGAAGTCGTTGTCAGAGCCGAAGACACAGTAAATTCTCTTACAAAAAAGATTGAGTGGGCCACACAGCTTGGCACCTATCAGTCCTGCCTCACTGACTTCAAGTATCTGAGAAAGATATGGAAGCAGAACACGGAAGAAGAGAGACTGTTAGGCGTAAGTCTTACAGGCATACTAGATAATGAAATGCTATCGACTAACAACTGTATGCTTACTGACCTGCTGGTTGGTTTCAGACAAGTAGCCGTTAAGACAAATGATAAACTATCTAAGAAGATAGGAGTAAACGCCTCTACAGCTATTACCTGTGTGAAGCCGTCAGGCACAGTGTCACAGTTAGTCGATAGTGCATCTGGCATACACCCCAGACATAGCGAGTATTACATTCGCACAGTGCGTGGAGACAACAAAGACCCACTGACACAGTTTATGATACAGTCAGGCATTCCTGCAGAACCTGCCATTGGCAATGAGGACAACATGACAGTGTTCTCGTTTCCGGTGAGGTCGCCCAAGGGCGCTCTTACTCGTAACAGCTTGACGGCTGTTGAGCATCTGGAGTTATGGAAAGTCTACGCAGAGAACTGGTGTGAACACAAACCCTCCATCACTATCTCTGTAAAAGAACATGAGTGGCTGGAGGTAGGCAGTTGGGTATATAAAAACTTTGATTATATATCTGGTGTTTCCTTCCTGCCTCATTCAGACCACACGTATCAACAAGCACCTTATACAGAGTGTACTGAAGAAGAGTACAGTAGTTTAGTAGATCAAATGCCCAGCACTATTAACTGGGCAGGACTAAAAGAAATAGAAATAGAGGATACCACAACGGGTTCTCAAGAACTTAGCTGCACAGGCGAAGTCTGTGAAGTTGTAGACATAGGAGCATAAAATGAAGAAGATAGTTATATGTGCTATCGGACTAACCGCTATCGGACTAACCACCGCAGCCGCAGCAATTAGCAGTGATTGCGGATACGATGCTGATGGCAATTTTCGTCTGGGCAATGGGCAGGTAGCTGCTCATGGAACATGGGAACATGCCAAGGAATGTGCAATGAAAGGCATTCTACCCTCTGTAGTTGCAGAGCGCCTTGGTAGGCTAGGCGATGAAAGCACGCAGAGTGAGGCAGACGAGTTACGCGAGACAAACACTCGCATACAGGAAGAAAAGAAGAAGCGTGAAGTAGAAGTACAGCCCCTACCACCTGCTGAGTAATGATTAAAGAAATCCAGATAACCGAGGACATGCGGAAAGCTGCTGATCATAAGGCTTTCATGCTTGGAGAGCTAAACAATTCGATCATGCGAAGCGGTGGTTCTCAGTCTGGATATCTTGGGGAGATGATTGTCGTAAGCGTTCTGGGTGGCAAGCAAGACAACACCTTTGATTACGATATCGTTCTTGATGACGGCACCACAGTAGATGTAAAGACTAAAAGAACATCGTCTCCCCCACTACCCTACTACTCCTGTTCCGTAGCTAAGTTCAATACTTCGCAGAAGTGTGATGCGTATGCTTTTGTGCGAGTGAAGTATGATATGTCTATGGGCTGGTTCTTGGGCATGATAAAGAAGAATGACTTCTTTCTAAAGGCTACAGAGCATAAGCGGGGAGATTACGATCCTAGCAATGGTTTTGTGTTTCGCGCTGATTGCTACAACCTGCCGATAGAAGAACTAGAATGACTTACTTCTTAATAAATTTTATGATGTTCTTATTAGGTCTGTGCATATACTTAGCCCTGCCAGCAACAAGTTCACATGGTAGTAGATCGCTTACAACGATGCTAGTAGTATTTATAGTAGTTTTATTGAAGGTTTTACACGATGCCCCCCAAGCATGATGCGTTATTGTATAAGATGTCTGTATCTTTGACACAGGATGGTAATGTAGCGATTGACTTTGAGGGGCCACCTTCTCCAGAGGACATAGAAGCAGCGTTTGATGAGTGGAACGCAGACTTTGAAAACACAAAAAAAATAGTCTCGCTGGTAAAATACCTACGAGACTATAGTGATAGACAGTACAGAGATTTAAAAGGTTTTATTTTTTAGGCGGCTCTTTCTTTTCCTTTGGTTTAATGGCTTTCTCATAATAGATTATGAGTTCTTTTTGCTGCTGAATATACCTTTTTAGTTCTGCCATGTTTAGTGCCAGTGTTTCGTAATCACGCACACTCACGGCATAGAATACCAAGTCGCCATTTTCTTTCTCAAATGTCTTTTTAAAATCCGCAAAGTTCCTGTCCGTAACTACATAGAAATATATGTTGTTCAGGCTGACACTCTTAGGTCTGGCCTGTGCAGGAATCTTGCGCTCTACCTCTACTGTTTTTACTTCAAGGGGTAGAACTTTTCGGAAGCTGCTGCACCCCGTCGCCACTAGGGGGAGGAGCAATAGCACCAGAAATAGCTTCAAAGGACTCGAATAGTTTCTTCGTTCCATTGTTAATCTTCTTCTCTACAAGTTTTGGTTTCTTCAGACTAAGGACTAATAGGTTGTGCTTACGCAGCTTACCAATAAGTGTGTCCCTGTAGTTATTAGCCGCTTGCAGTTTACCTTGAAGTTCTTTGTTTAGTTCCTCAAACTTCTCACGGTCTTCGATCATAGCGTTGATCGTATCATCCTGCAGTTGCTTTGCAGTCTCCAGCTTGGCGTTGTTCTCAGTGAGTGTCTGTATCCTCTCCTGAGTATCCTTGTAGTAATAGTATCCGCCGTAGACTACGCCACCGACTAACCCTAACACGACTATAAGTATGTAAACTTTAATCACTTTTTAGCACTCATGTACGCGGTCATTCCCATGTACGCTCCGACCACACCTGCCTGTCCAATGTAGAAAAGCCCGAACAGATCGGAAAGTGCTTTAATCCGGGTGTCAGGAAAGATAGGCAGAAACACCAGCGCAGTGAACACAAGCATGGATACCATTGCTACCCAAGCCATCTTCTTCTGCGCTTCCATCTTTTCCTTTTTCTCCAGAGCCTCCATAACGGCTAACTCCTTATCGCTCACTACCCCGTCATTGTCGAGGTCCAGTGCGCTGTACTCGCTGTCTGGCTCCAGCTTCTTTTGCTCTCCCATGTGATACCTCCACCGTCTCTATGACGGCCTCTATGTTGTGGTGCCAGTGATCAAGAAAATGGTGTACTCTTGGATACTCAGGTACAACGTCTAGAAACTGCCACATAAACTCCTGCAGTATATTGTTGTAGTCTGGCATCCAGTAGTACACCTTCAGTGTCACTGGTTCTTTTTTTATATATAGTTTAGCCAAGCTTATTTTTAGCTTTGATAATATTCATACCAAATACGTTAATAGTGCTAAGAATAGCTTGTACCTTTTTGTTGTCCGCTTCATTGGGCGTGATGGCAGCAAGAATGGAGAATCCTCCAAACACTGCAAGGGCTAGTACTACGATAGTAATGATTAGTTCCATTTAATTTTCTCCTTGAGCTTCTTCATATGCGGACGCTCTAGCAAACGCCCTCAAAAATGTCTGCGGTTTAGTTTCGCTACTAGGTATTGGCCTACGAGAAGTTAAAACCTTAAAGAATATATCGGCAAGTGCAGGATCGTTCATCATAGTTACCATTTCGTCCTGCTTATTTCTTCCGTAGATAAGTATGGCCGCTTCAGATGCTACATACCTGAAGGATACAACACCACGGCTAACGGCGTATACCCTACTCAAAATGCTGGATGGGCTAAGAGTTTTTATCGCGTAAGTTCCTACACCCGCAGGTGCATCTATCTTTGTAAGTATAAGAGACATCATATCTGCAACACCTATCATGTCTTCGATATGTTTTGAATCAAATATAACTTCTAAATTTGCTTTTGAATCCCGTAGTATTTGACTAAAAGTATTGTAGTCAAATGCTTGTTCTGTCTTTCCTTCTGGTCCTACCATCTGTCCACCGGAAAGTACTCTTTTTTTAATTACTTTTGATGTAGCATCTCTAAATACTTCTAAAATTTCTTCATTACTATACCCATCTATTCTATTAGCCATGTCAGATACAAGCTCGCGTATACTATTTAAATTAACACTACCCGGCCTTAAAAGAGCATCAACAAGCTCATCTACAGACTTCACCCCTTCAATCTGTCTTGCAAGAGTTTGATCAATCTTTTTGCTTATATCAGCATAATAATTGAACTTATCAGCAAATTCATCTTTAATCTGTTTAAAGGGAGCTTTTAAATCTCTAACTTTATCTGAAAGATTCTTATTTTTTGATGCAAGGTCTTTCAAGCTTGTAGCAACTCCATCTGATAGTGCGTCTATAAGCCCGTTAAAAGACTCGGAAAGTCTAGCTTCTTGAAGATTAATAGCAGTATCACTGGGTTCTGTACCCGCTCTACGGGCAACAGTTCCTAAATCTCCTTCAGAAGTCCTAGCACCCTTAAAAATCTTTAGTTTTTCTAATGACTCTTTCTGCATATCGTTTAAAATTGTAGACAACCGGGAGCCTACTTTAAAATCTGCAACAGCGGGATTGCCATCTGCATCTCGTGTATGGAGTCTTTCAAAAGTAGTTTCAGGATTTAAGTCTCGCCTGACGCCCTCTGCGCTTGCGGGATCATCTACGCTTCTACCAAAGAATTTACTTAGCTCTGCAAAGACATCATCCGCAGCGTCCCTATTAACTACTGGTTTATCTAGTTTTAGAAAATCCCAGTCTTTAACATTGTAGTCTCTAACTCCTTTTTTTGCTGGAGTACTTTCTATTAATGCGCCTATTCTTGTATCTTTGCGCCGAATATATTCTTGAAAATATTCATCACGAAGGTCGGCAAATTCTTTTGCTGTACCTTTTTCTGCTGTAGGCTTCTTAATGCTTACACCTGTAAGGCCTTGTTCTTCTAAGTCAAACTTATTAAGGGCGGCGTTGATATCGGCATCTATCGCTTCTCCAAGTTGTTTATATGCTGCAGACTGCTTAGGGCTTATTTTTCCCCGCAAATCATTAAGACCGCGCCTGATAAGGTCCATGTCTCGTACACTAATTTGTACTGCTGGAACATCATCATATTTTTTACTGACAGTTTGATAATACCTGTACCACCCTCCCTTATTATCTAGTCGGTAAACTTGTTTTTCAACGTCTTCTAATTTAAATCCTTTTGCTTGAACCCAATCTATCATCGGTTGTTTATAGGCATCTTCAATAACTCCTCGCAAGGAATTTAAATGCTGCGCTTTTGGAGTTACGCCAGCAAATAATTCTGCCATGCTTATATCAGCGTCCATAATGTCGTATAGCTTTTCTGCTACTTTGTTTGCATCGCTGTTAACCCCTTCAACTTTCTCAAAAAACCTATCATAACGATACTTGTAGTGCGAACTAATAGTATCAAAAAATTGTTCTGCTATATCAACGAGCCTGTCCATAGGATTTGGTACTGTCATTGTTCTTGTAAAGTTGTGTCCTACAACTACTTCTGCAGCTTCTCTAGCCTCAACTGTGGCAGCATCTATGGCTCTTCCTGCTGTTTCAGCTTCATCCAAAGAAGGAATTAGTCTTTCATCGCTTTTAGTGCCAAGTTGAGCATCTAACTTTTTAAGCATGTTAGTTAAATTGTTTTCTATTTCTGTAAGCTGAGTGTACAGTGGCCGTTCCCCGTCATGGGGGCGAACCAACGCAGGAATGGACCTATCTTTCTCTTCAAGAGTTGCGAGAAGACCCTTAACTCTTGTTAAATCCGCTTTAATCGCCTTAGCTCTATCTTCAACAAGTAATACAGCAGCGTTTCTAAAGTCTTTAACTATATCAGGTAATGCTTCATCTGGTATACTGTCGGGAAGTATTTCATCCAGTACTTTTTTTATAGATAGAAGTGCCTCACCTTCTAGTTTATTTATATGCACTTGGCTTACAAGCTCATCATGTTTAAGAAGTCCAAAAAGATTAGTCAATGATTTTTTAGATTTTGTTACTTCTCTCAATGCTATTAAAGGAGTCAGACCTGTAATCTTATCAATGGTCAGTTTAAATTGATCCTCTGTAACGCCAAGTTTTTCCAATGCGTCCTGAAGCTCTTTGAGACGGGCCATACGAGTAGCTACCTGATCTGACATATTATTTTGATCTAGCGCATTTCTTAAAGAGACAAGCATGGCCCTTTGCTGCTTACTGGCAAACTTACGGCTTCCATCATCAGCGGTGTAGTAAAATTTAGCTGCAGCTTTGCCCGTCATAAACCTTTCTACATCCTGTGGATCATATTTACTAAGCACTTGTTGAAAAAGACCACCACCTCTGGCTATATTTAAAGCCGCTCTTCCTCCGTGTTCTCTAACCTTTTCTATTGCAAAAGGTATTGTCGAAGGCCCCATGAACGCACCGCCTAAAATAAACAGGAACGCAAGGTCTTCATTAAATTCTCTTGCAGTTTCAAAACCTACATATGCACCTACTTCAGACAGAACCATGTTTTTTGTTGCAGGACTTACTAACCCCGTCTTATACCCAAATCGCCTAGCTTCCTCAGTCGCTATTCTTTCATGCAGC